CGACGAAGTGAACTTCAGGGTCGGCACCGAAACCCGCCGCCGCGAGGAAGCCGAAAACGCGAGACGCGCGGCCTTCTTTAACGCGATGAATGCCGCACCGTCACAGCCCCAGCCAATGACCTGCTATCCGGTCGGAGCAGTGACGCGCTGCTATTAGGTTCCGGGCTTCTTGGGTCCCGGCGTCTGCCCGACCGTCGTGCCGCGCGCCGAGTAGGCGTTGCCAATCCCGCCAAGCAGGGATGCTCCCGCGCGCACGAAGCTGGAGCGCTTCTCTGCCTGCCCGCCCCAGCGGGTAAGGGCTGCCTGATTTCTGAGGTTGGTCGCTTCCGCACCAGCACCCGCTCGTAGCCGGCGCGCCTGCAGTTCGATTTCTCCGGCCATGTCCTCGCTGACCAGGAGCGGGGAGCCGGAACCGATCTCGACGCCGGAGCCGCCCAGAATGGCTCGACGTGAAGCCATCTCGCGCGAGGCCTTGCGGCGATAGTCTTCCTCGTCCTGCTTGCCGATCTCAATAACGCGGTCGGCCTGCTGCTGCATCAGCGCCGCTTGGGCGTTGGCCTGCTTGCTGGCGATCTGGCCTTGCTGAATGGCGCTTGCAGCGGACAACGCTGCGCCGCCAGCCATGATCGCCATTGCCGTACTGGTCCCGATAGCCATCAGGCGGCTCCCATCCAACTCTCTTGTGTCTTCCGCAGACCCATGCGTGCGTAAACGCCGGCAATCCCGGGCGGGCTGCTGGTCAGGGATACGAATTCTTTTAGGCTTACGCTTCGTTCCTTGATCCGCCTCTCGACGAATCGCAGGAGCGACAACAGGGTTGTCGGCGGAGCGTCTCTATCGGTCCAGATAAACAATTCGCTCGCGATGGTCTTCTGCCGGTTCCACGGGAACGGGGCATAGAGAATCCCAATCCCGCCAACAATCTCCCCATCCCGCACCGCCACCGCGATCTCCAGGCCAACGCCTATCAGATGGGCGATAGCTTCGGCCAGGTCCACGTCTGTCTCGGGCAAACCTTCAGTGAAATCCATCCGCGAGATGAAGTCTTTTGCTCCCGCGAGAATGGCTGGGCCATCCTTCTCAAGCTCGGCCAATCGCACGATCACGCCCGCGCCTTTTCCTTGGTCTCCATCTCGGGAGCCAATGCAATCAGGGTGAACGGTACGGGCGCGTCGTGCTCGATAACGATACGAGGATCTGTGGTCCAGTCCCCGGGGAATTCCTTGTGGAACTCGCCAGTAAAGAGCGGGACCGGGCTGTCCATCACGTCGGACACCTGGCGGAATGCCACCTCTTTCAGGTCGCTCTTGCTCGGCCCGAACTTCACCACCATGGAATCAAGAACGGCGAAGGTAAGGCCGAATATCCGTTTTGCCTTGCCGACCGCCGTCCCCGCTTGCGCGCCGAAGTCCCATTTCAGGGTCTTGATCCGGTGGGTGTAGCCCAACCCGATCTGCGCGACCGACACGGCGGGGTCTACCGTGATCTGAGACGATGTGACGGTTTCGCTATCGAAAATCGCCCCGTCGCCCAAAACTTTCACCGTCTGCCCCTCAAGGTGAGACAATCCAGTTAAGGTCGTGGCCGATGACCCGTCATAGGTGATCAGACTGTCAGAGTAATAGGCGTCTTTCTGCTGATCGAGCATGGCGGTGCGCCACAGGGCTTCGGTCGCATAGTCGTCTTTCAGCACGCCCTCGAAATTACCCTCCATCACCTCGATATAGCGTTTCGTGGAGCCGTTGATGGTGCGCTTGACGATCAACCACACCTCGTCGCGATTCTCCGAGGATTTGACCTGTCCCGCCCCGTCAGCCCCCGGGATGACCTGCACCGATTCGACCACGGCGTTACCCGAGCCGAACGAGCCGCCGATGATGTGCCTGGCCCACCCCACCACGTCTTCCTCGCGACGGAAGGTCATGCTGCACAAGACGCCGTCGTTTCTCACCGCCCAGAGCAGGGAGTCCGGCTCCTCGGCGTAATCCATTTCGACTAGCCCGCCGCGCGTCATGTGCTCGGCCAAGCGGGTCATATCGAGGGCTTGATAACCATCGACCTCGAACGAGAAGCCGAACTCCCGCACCTTGCGTTTGGCTCTCTGCAGGAACAGGACGACGTGATCGACGCGGACGGGATCGACTTTTGCGCAGCCGTGCGAGGTCTGCTGGCGGACGGTGATGTCGGTCGGGGTCAGAACCGCCCCGGTCGATTCCGGTACCCATTCTCCCGAGATTGTCCCGATGACAAGGGTATCCTCGCCTGGGCTCATCCAGACGATGTTATGGGCGTCGTCGGCAGACAGCGTGTAATCGAAGGCGTCGTCATCCTCGACGGTCCCGGCCCAGGTGGTGCCGTCACTGTTCGGGCTGTCGGGGGCCATGTTCTCGAAATCTGAGGTCTGCGAGCCCCAGAAGGTTTGCGGCTGATCCGTCGTGCCGGCTGCCAATAAGCGCTGCTCGTAGAACGCACCGCACGAGGGATAGCCCGTGGAACCTGACCACGCCCCCAACCGCCACTTGGTTTCCGCCGTCGCGACGACCACGGTTCGGCGCACGTCCGCCACCACGACAGTAGTGGAAGTGCGCGACGTGATCACCGCCCAGCCCCAATTGACCGTACTATCGGTCAGCCGGATCAATCGTCCAACGTCTGTGGTCTGCCACCCGGCCCCGCCGTTGATCCCCTCAACCGAGGAAGCGGTGACGGTGACGCCAAGTCCCGTGGCTGCGGAAAAGGTCAGCGTGGTGGCGGTGGTGTTCTCCTCCAGCCAGGGGCCATCCTCCCACGCTACCTCCTCAAGAGACCACGACGCATGGCCGTGCCGCTCAAGGCGATAGGTCGGATACTCCTCGTGAAAGAAGTAGAGAACGTCGTTCGACTGTGGTCCGCTCAATTCATAGAGAACCGATTCCGGCCACGGGGTATCGAGATTGATTCCGACATTGTCGATCAGCGACACATCGTCGATCTGCACCGTCTTGTTGCGGAAATTGCCCCGGTTCCTGAACTGAACGTAGAAGTCGGCGGCCGTGGCCGTGAAAGCCACGCAGTGATAACCCACCTCGTAAAGCTGATCGGCGATCAGTTGCGAGCCGGTCGAGGCGGTGCCAATGCGCAGTTCGATGCGATCCGAGGGCGCGCCGATTACCCGGAACTTGAGCACGTGCTCCAACGCCGCGGCGTTGGTGACTTGCTGCTCGGCCCATCCTATGTCGGTCGCCCCCGTTCCGCCGGGTACGAGCGACAGCCGGCCGTTCGTAGCGTCGTGCGCAATCGAGCCGCCGCCGGTAGAGCGGCTCGTCCAGTTTGTGATGTTCGAGGTGAACGTGCCGTTGGTGATCGACGCCGTTATGTTGTTGGCGGTAATCCGCGCTTGATGCCGGTAGAAGCGCATCACGTTGGCGCCCAGCTCCAGCATGTAAGCCTGGGTGTTCGAGTATTTGAACTTGCGCAGCCGCCCCTTCACCGACGAGGAATTGATCTCCGAGACGTAGCGCGTTCCCGGCCGGCGCATTAAACCGCCCTCGGCCAGGGGAATGACGTTCAGCCCGATTTCGACCGCGTTGGGATACTTGGAGAAATCCGTCCGCCCATGAAGGCGCGGGGATATCTCGCCGGCATTGCCCGAATTTTTAAGTGGGCTGACGCGCGCCATTTAGCGCGGCCACCTCGTCGAGGGCCAGCCATGGCGAGCCGTGACCCACGAACCACCCGGGCGTTTCTCCGGGGACTGATTCATGGCGTCTGCCGACTTGGCGCCGAGCAGCAGGCCCTTCACCTCGCGCTCCAGGTCTTCTTTCGCGGAGATGGAATTGGGAATCGCGGGGGCAAGGCGCACTCCGAGCTCCACCGCCAGTGCGATGATGAAATCCGGCGGGTATAGATTTGGATCGGTGACTCGCCCGACATAGCGGAGGTAAACCTGATCCGCGTTGGCGAGGATCACCCGCTGCCCGGAATAGGTCTCCTCCTTGTAGTCGATCCCCCCCAACCCGGCGTCGTTGTCGTGGACCGAAATGGTCCTGATCCAGTCGGACGGCAGGGCGTATTGGTGGTCGTAGCCGAAGGCCGGCGTGCTGCCGAGTTCGGCCAGTTGGGCGCGCATCGTGGCGAAATTCCACGGGTGCGCGCGGAGCACCTGATCCCTGACAAGGTCGTAGACATCGTTCGCCGCGTTGGCGTTGGGCGAGCCATCGGTCAGCGACGTGATCCGCGTACCCCCCAGCGCGCGGAGGGTGACGTTGACGATGTCTACGGAAGCGGTCAAAGGCCGTTACTCGCCTAAGCCGCTTTCTTGCCGGGCTTGGCTTCCGCCGCTGCCTTCTCGGCGCTCTCGGCGATCTTCTTCGCGGCGGCCTTGGCGTTCTCCTCCTCGGCCTTGCCGGCGCGGGTGGTGAACCAGTCGGTCAGCGGCTCGACCTCGAAGACAAATCCCGCCTCTGTCTTGGTGTCGCCGCGGTCGTTCTCTGTCATGTTGAGAACGGGACGGCGCGAATAGACAAGGTAGTCGCGCTGGTAGAGCACGGTCGCTTCGCGGTCAAAACCGGTGCATTGAACGCGGATGGTGTCGCCCGCATCGAGCGTGCGCTGGCGCGCGGCCTGCGCCACCATGTCGTCAGTCACGTAGCCCTTGGGGCAGCGGGTCTTGATGTGCGCTCCGCGCTCGGCCGGATAAATTTCGTCGCCCATGATCTTCAAGGCCATAAGGTTTCCTTTCGTGATTGCAACCACGCCTCGTAGAGGGCGCGGTCCTGGGATTTGTCGGACTTGCGATAGGTGCCGTCGAAAAGCGCGCGGCGGTTCGAGAAGTGATGATGTTCGAGGCGAATCTCGGGCGCGTAGCGATAGACGCCATTGGCCTTGGCGATTTGCTGCCAAACCGTGTCGATGTAGATGCGGTGTAGACCAGGCAGGCAGAGCCAGCCCTGTTCCCTAACAAGGCTGCCGGCCAGGACGAAGTGGGGCGATCCCCCCGTTGATTCCCCGCCCGAGGGAACCGCCATACCGTCCTGACCGGCAATCTCTATGAGCTTTCGGTCCCAGCCTTCGGTTTCCGGGACAACGTCGTCCGCGATGAACCCGTACCAATCAAGGTTGGGGTGATAGGCGTAGAATTCGTTGTAGAGTTCGCCAAGGGGGCGCCGCGGCCCGACCGTGAGTTTCCAGCCTTGCGGTAGAGCCAGCGCCCGATACGCTTCAGCGAGCGGGTCGCAGTCATCGACCCGAAGGCTTCCCGGTGTGGTCGCCCCCCACGCCTTGAACAACCGCTCCGCGTTATGCGGCCGGCTTCGCGAGGGCAGCAGCCACAACGGTTTGTCTTGCCTTCAGCGTCTTGGCGACGATCTCGCCGTAGATTTTCGCGGGGGTGTAATGCTCGCGCACGTAGGCAGCCAGACGATTGGCGGTGGCCCGAATAACATCAGCCGGCGCGTTCTTGATCAGGCTGGCGGCATCCTTGGCGTCGTCGAACGTCAGATAACAGTCCTTCGGAAACCACTCCCCGATGGGAGAGTCCCGGTGCTCCAGCAGACACGCACCCGCCCACCCTGCCTCAAGGACACGCCCTTTGATGTGGTGGGCTTGCTGCGAACCAGTCCACGACAGGTTCAGCACCATGGCGCACCGCTTCAGGAACCGGACGTGTTCCTCGTAGCCGTCTGCATTTTCTCTGCGCCTCACCGTCAGGCCGCCGAACCACTCCAGCGCGTTGACGATCTCCGATCTTGCGTTCCACCGACCAACCGAGCCGGAAAAGCCGCAACGGATGTCACGTGCCGGCCAGTCGCCGTTCTCGAAATAGCGAGTATCGACCGGGGTCAGCGTGGCGTGATCGACCTCGGGAATTTTCGCCCCATCGATCGATACCTGAAGATCGAAGCACCCCCTGGTCCGCATCCCTGCCAACACTGGGTGCCAGGGCCTGTCCTTGGCGTCGGAGCACAGGTTCACACTCGGGGCCAGCTTTCGCAGAGCAACGAACGTTTCCGGCCTGGGATTGCCTGGGGCGTTGCATGCCCCGATGTAGAAGATGATGTCCGGGCGGACCCTCTCGGCCGCCTCAGTTAAGAGATGGTCATTCCGGATGCCCCGATGATCGAACGTGACACGCTCGTATGGCGTGTCAGTGAAGTCCCCCCACGCCGAGACGTGGCCGGCCACTTCATTTGTCAGCGTCGTGCAAAATAGCGCCTTCATGCGGTGGCCGCGAAGTCTCGGGCGTAACCGGCGGTGTCGTGCTTGTCGAGTTCCAGTGTGACGGCGGCGTAGGCTTCTTGAAGGCAGGAGCCTTCCCCCTGAATCCAGGAAAAGCCGGGCTCTCGCATCAGAGAGATTTGGAACTTGGGCCGACGCATGTACGCGGGGATGAGCGGAACAATGGTGATGTGCGGCGCCATGTAGCGCGTCAGGCCAATCTGGCGGGCGCGCTCGTCGAGACGACCAAGTATTTCTGTCACCTCACCGAGAAAGGCTCTCTCCATCAAACTCATTCCACCCTCTTAATGCTGGCTCACCGCGTCGCGGCAATGGTCAAGCAGATCGCGCACGCTTTCGCGGAACTTGAATACCGGCCGCCACCCGGTCAGGGCGATGAACTTCGAGCAATCCGGAACTTGCAGCGTCACGTCGGCCGGCCGCATCAGGTTGGGGTCGGGCTCGCTCGGGATTGGACACAGGGCAATGGATTTGAGCGCGTCGAGAAATTGCCCGACCGTGACCGTCTCTGTGCCGCCGATGTTGTAGACCTCGCCCGGGACACCGTGCTCGGCAGCAAGCCAATAGGCCCTTACGGCATCCCGGACATCGAGCACGGTGCGGACACTATCGAGATTGCCGTGCCTCAGGATCGCCCGCTTGCCCGCTTCGATCTCCGCCACCTGCATGGCAAACGAGGTGGCGAACAGATCGGCCCGTCTCGGGTTCAAGTAGGTGAACATCCGGGTCCGGACGACACGGACATTGAACGACTTGAAGTAGGCGAAGCTCAGCGCGTCTTGAGCGAGCTTGGACACCGCGTAGGGCGACACCGGATTGAGCGACGTTGATTCATCGAGCGGACCTGACCCGGGTTTGATCTGCCCGTACACCTCCGACGAGCTGCACATGACGAACAGGGGATCGAGGCCGGCAAGCCGGATTCCCTCCAGAAGATTGGCCGTGCCCATCACGTTGTTGTTCAGAACGGCTAAGGGCGTATCGAAGCAGGCTCTGACGTTGGCGTGGCTGGCCAAGTGAAAGATCACGTCGGGCCGGGACACTTTCAGCGCTCGAACAACCGAGCCCAAGTCCATCAGGTCACATTCGTGGGCTTGCCACGAAGGACGAGACACAGGCTTGGGCAAGGTGTGCCACCTTGCCAGGCCGTGCACCTCATGGCCTAGCGACAGGGCGTATTCCGCAAGATACGACCCGCCCGAACCAGAGGCGCCCGTGACGAGTACACAAAGATTGCGCCCCAGCACCCTAGGCACATACGAGAGCGGCATTCCGCCGAACGGGCGATCCTTGGCCCTCTCCCACATCGAGGCTTCAAGCCCGGAGTGGATCGCGTTCTCCGACGCGACGTGCGGCGGTGAAACCGACATCCGCCTTGGCTCGTCGTGGCTCATGCCGTCGCCGCCTGATGGATGACGCCGACACGCGGGAGCACGACATCGAGCATATAGACCCGGTATCCGCCTCGCCCCTCGCCGCCGCTGTGATAGCGCGACCCTATGCCCACGCCGATCTTGCGCATGAGCGGACGAAGCTTGGAGACAAAGACGTGAATGTTCTTGTCCGTCTCCGGCCCGCCGCTCATGCCGTACATCCGGCGCATCAGTGTTTCCTTATCCACGTAGGCCGGGAAGCCATCGGCGAGCAGGGAGAGAAGTTCAGCGCAGCGCGGCGTTAGGCGCACCGACAGGCCGTTTGCGTAAGCCGTGTTGGAATTAAGATCGACCACGAGGCCGGATGATTTGGTCTTGGCGCCGCAGACAGGGCAGCAGTTCACGCGACTTTCTCTCCCAGGAATTCGGTGCGCGGCACATCCCACGGCTTCGGTCTGCCGTGCCAGACGATCACCCGCGCGTCCTTGTGCAACTGGCCGGTTGGCCTGACGTGCGCCTTGTAGGAAGGACACCACAGCCGAGGAAAGCGGTTGAAGTTCGGCACCCGCTCGAATATCCAATCCTGATCGCCGCGTAGCCGCTCCATGTCGTGCGAGGTCAGGGCGCTGAAAATGTCGGTGTGCGACCACGAGTTCCACGCCATGACGCTGGAGTTCAGCTTGAGCGGGAATTGATAGTCAGCGATAGCGGCAAAGGTTGGCCCGTAGACCGCTAACTCAGACAGATCGCCGACCACCGTTACGTCCAAGTCGAGATAGAGCACCCGACCGTTGAACAGCCCGGGCCTAAAAAGTTCAATTTTTGACCAGAACCCAGGCCACTCTTTGATGAGTGGAATCGTCTCGCAGTCCAGGGCAGTATCGGACAAGCAGACGAACCGATACGGCGCGCGCAGATGTCTCGATACGGCTAGCTGAAGCCGAAACACATGGAACGCATCATAGATGCCGGCGGGTGAGTGCTTTGTACGAAGCACGCAACATACCGTCAGCATCAGTAACCCCGACTTGGCTCGGTCAACGCCCGAGCCAGCGGCCATCCTCTGGATAGACGATTCCCGAGGGCGCGAGAGGTTATGCCGATGCACTCAGCCCAATCAGTCAGGCTCATCCGCTTGCCGGCAAACTCATACTGCCGGAACAGCGTGCGTCGCGTTCGGCTTTGCTTTTCGTTGATCTCGCGTGGTCTCGGTTTGCCCTTAGGCCAAGGACCGGGGCGGCCACGATGAGCAATACGGTTAGCTGCGGATATCTTTGCCCTCGTCGTCGCAGACGGCGGGCCGAACTTGATTCCGAGATTGCTTTCCGCCAGCGGGCGGGAGTTGTACCCGGAGGAGACCGCATCGTATGCGGCCATTGCTCTGCTTTCGAAAAGCAGAAGATCGGCACGAGAGCACACGAGCAGCACCTGAAATCGAAATGTCGCCTCTCCGTACTTATCCCATGCCCTCTGCAACTTGCTCGGCGCCCGGCCGTCTGCCAATGAGCGGCGGTGCAGTTTCCATCGCCTGCGAATACACGCCGCGCTGCCGATGTAGCGGCGGCCCGACGCGATATTCTCAATTGCGTAGATTCCCGAGACGTTCAGGTTCAAGGCGCCCCCAGGATTTCGCGGGTCTGCCCGCTCATTGAAAAGCACCCGCCATGCCACGCCCTGTCCTGCTCGATGCCCTTGAGCATGTTGTCCACGACGCTTGGTTGGTGCATCAGGCCGCCGAGGTTGTGGCCGCCTGCATAGGGGCCGACTGTCATGGGGCAGCCGACCAATACGACAGGACGGAAGCCCATGAAGTGAGCGACCTTGCGCGCTCCCCAGGCCGAACCGCCCGAGCCCGTCGCTGCCGGCCACCAATGATCGACGTGCGGACATGAAGCATCGGGTGAACGCAGTCCGCGTGTGGCGTGGACGGTAAACCCAGGACCGAAGTACGCCCGCTGCCTTGCGATCCAGCCGAGAGAAACGAATCTCTCGGGGTGATACGAAAACAGCGCGAAGGCTCTGACCTCCCGCGCCGCCCCATTCACCGCGATACAGGGAGCATTTGGAAAGAGGCTCCGAGCCTTGGCCAGATCGTCGGGGAGGCATTCCGCATTCCCAACGACCAGACAAGGCCCGGAGTGCTGTAGTGGATAAGGGGGAGAAGCGAACCCCTCCCCCCGTTCCGCTATCACGCGAGAGACGACAGCACGCCCGAAGACGCGATGCCCATCTCGGCGAGGTTGACGTTGCCGGCCGAGGCCGCCGCGTCGTTGTCGATGACGTTCGTCACCGCCATATCGACAACCTTGGTCAGGGTGCCGGTACGGATCGCGGTCGCCCACTGGAACACGCGGATGGTGTCGCCCTTCTTGAGGTTGAGCGAGTCATCCTTGTTGTTCATGTAGCCGGCCGCCTCGACATCGGGAACGATCTCATCGGTCGTGTCGTACCGATAAGAGCAGAACCCGTTGGCGTCGGAGAGGAGAGCGAGATTCGCAGCATTGAATGCCATGGTTCAGCCCTCCTCTTAGCTGGTCGCGATGGCGGAAGTGTCGTTGAGGTTGGCCTCAATGACGCCCGTGCCGTCGATAAGGCACGCCTGACCGCTCATCATGTGGTTGACGAAGTGCGCCGCACGATCACCGTGCCAGGTGATGTCCGCCGCCACCGAGGCATTGCCGGCGATGTTGCCCGCCGACTTCGCCGAAGCGTAGCCCACCGCCATCTTGTGCCATGCGAAGCACTTGGCGGTTGCCGTGCCCTTGCCGGGGAGACCGGTGTGCATCGTCCATTTGATGCCATTCCAGTCTTTCCATTTGCCGACGCCGACAGCCGGACCCTGCTTGTAGGGCAAGCCGTCGAAGCCGACGAACTCGGCGCGGGCGAAGGCGTCGATCAACGAGAGCTGGGACCACGCGCGCGGGGTGAGCGCGGCGTAGACCTGACCGTCGTTTGGCACGTCGTTGTCCCACACCGCCTCGCAGAACTCGACGAAGGTGGCGTGGATCGTCGCCTTGGACGTGACCGTGATGGTGATCACGGTTTCCGTGGTCGTATCGAAGACCGTGGTGAGCTGGTCGTCGATCTTGCGGCCAAGGGCCATGGCACCGCCGGACGCGATGACATCGCGCTCGTTGATGTTGGTCTTGGCCTCATCCAGCTTGTCCACCCAGTCGCCGGCATAGAAGTCGGCGAGCGTGCAGGACGGAGCCGTATGCGTCTGGTTCATCGGCGTGATGGTGCCGTGACGAGATTTGGTCGTCGCAGTACCCTTGCCGATCTTCTGGAAGACCGCGGTGGAGCCCACAACATCGGTCTTGTGGCGCACGGCCTGCAGCAGATGGGAGCCCATCCGCTGGAAGACCTCGTGCACCTTCGCCTCGTAAGAGGTGATGAAGGCAGTGTCAATCGAGGTTGACATACCCGTTTCTCCTTTGGGGAGTTGCACAGGCATGTCCGTCTGAGAGCGCAGGTCGGAATCGCGGAGAGCCGTGAGGCGTCCGCTATCGTTCCATGCGCGGCTTAGGACTTGCGGTTTGTCGCTGTGTTTCCGGGGCCCCTACGGGAGACCGGCCGCCCAGCGGGCGGGTTCAGTGACCGGCGGTTAAACCGGGTGAATTAGGTTGGTTCGCCTTGGCTCACGCTGGAGAGAGACAGCGGCTTAACGGGCTGGATACCGTGGGCGTCAAACTCAGTGGGTTCGGCCGGCCGCGCCAACGACGGGCTTATTGCCCGCCTTCTTTGCGATGAGGGCCATCTCGTTCTGGTATTCCTTGTTCGCGTCGGCGTTCTTGCCCTGCGCCTGAAGCTCCATCTGCTTGGCGCGGGACGCCGTGATCTGCTGATCGATCGCCGCAACATCGCCGTCCGTCAGCACGGGGCCGAGCGTGCCCTCGCCCATCTCACGACCGATCTTGCCCAGAGCGCGGACCAAATCGGGATGGTCCAGCACGAACCGGCCGTCCTTGGTTTCGATCTGCTTCACATCCGCCAGCTTGTTGCCGAACAGGTGGGCAGCGGCACGATCCGCGAAAGTCTTGTTCACGTCGTACTCGGCGCCCCATTCCTTGCGCAGGGCGGCTTCCGACTGGTTCGCGTACTCCTTGTCGGCGTCCACCTGCGCCTTGAGCGCGGCGGCCTCCATCTGCGAGTAGGCACCCCACAGGGCACCAAGGGCGGTCTTGGGTACGCCATTGTCGTGGGCGATCTTGGCGATGGCGCCGAGCGTGGCTTGCACCCCCGCCGACTTGAATTCCTCCTCGGACAGGTGCTCGGGCTTGGTGAACTCGTAGCCCTTCGGATCGTCGGGGATGTCCATCGCCTTGCGATAGGCGGCCACGTCTTCCGGCTTGGCGTCCTTGCCGGGCTTGACGATGGCGTTGGATAGCTTCTGCTGCATGGTCAGCGCGCGGCCGACCAGATGGTTGATGTCCGTCGAGGTCTCGGCGAACTTCTTTGCTGCTTCGTCCGTGATCGCGGCGCGCCAGTCGGCGGCCTTGCTCGTATCGGCCTGTGTCTTAGTCGCGTCGGCCTGCGTCTGCTGGGTCTGCTGCTGCGACGTTTGCTGCTGGCTCTGTGTCTGGGTGTGAGCCTGCGTTTGCGTCTGCTGCGTCTGCGAGGTCTGTGTATCGCTCGTCTGGGTTTGAGCGGTCACGCCGGAAGCATCAGCCATAATCTATCCTTTACGAAGTGGCGATTTGGAGACGGCGCGCTGCGGTAGAGCCTTGGGCTCCCGCGTCGCCGTGATGTGGATTTGGAGCGCGAGGTTGCGCATCCCGTCGAGGTACATGGTCTTGTGCGGGTCGAAGCCCGCAGAGGCAGCGACCGAGCGGCCGGCAAAGGCCATGCGATGAATCTCGGCTAAGACCTTCTGCCCTACGTCCGAACTGAACAGCATCCGGAAGTCCCGGTAGCGGTCCATCTTCCCGCCGTCGCCTGAATACCCGCCCTCTTGGGCGATGAGGTTGACGGCCTCGGCGGCTATGTCGTCCGCGGATTCGTCGGTCAATCTGCGTAGCCGATGGTGCGGGCGCTGTGAACCAGCATGGTTGCCCGGCGCTCGGGCTGATACACGGGCAACTCCGCGCGAATCCGGCCCAGCACGTATCCGTCGCGCTCGCGGCGTCTAAAGGCGTGCTGAATCTCAAGATTGAACTGCCGCACGAATGCGGGGCTTATCTCGCCGTCAACCCAAGTCGCCGTGTAGAACTCGGTCCCTATCGGCGACAGGCCGCGTCGAACGAAGATCGGATCAATGGCCCGCACGATGACGGGGGCGGCAAGCAGCCCGCCCAGGCCGGCGAGGAACCCGCGACGGCTGACGCTCATGCGTTGGCGACGATCCGCAGGCGGGGCTTCTGCAACTCGCCGCCCGCCGAGATAACCTTGACGGTCTTGCCTTCAAGGTGGGCGAGAATGGCCTTCCAGTCGCCTTCGGCGCAAACCGCTTCCAGATCGGCATTCCTCGACCCGCCGCCGTGCTTCTCGTCGATCACCTGCCGCAACTCCCTGGCTTGGTCAGGCGGCAGCTTGTCCACCAGCGCCTTGAAGTCGATGGCGAACGAGCCGTCCGAGCGTTCCTTGGCGCACAGGGCGGCTTTCACGTCGCGCAGCTTGTTCTTCATCGGCTCCATCTGATCGCGGAGCGTCTTCTCCCGGGCCTCTGCGCTTTGGGCGCGATCGATCCACATGCTGTCGTCGCTCAAGCCGCCTTCTCCTGTGGCTGTAGGTTCTTCACCGCCTGGCTGCCCTTGTTCGCCGCGTCGGCCGTCATAACGGCCATCTGAGCTTCAGCCGCTTCCTGCTGGGCCTGCTGGCGCTCCCGACGAATGGCCGCGATCTTCTCGGGCGAGCGCACAACGACACGCGGGATGTTGTTCGCCTCGGCCTGGAACTGGCCAAGGGCATCGGTATCAACGATGTCGAGGTGCGACGGGTCGTTGGTGAGCTTCACCATCTCGGCGCGCTCGCGGTAGAACGCAGCGGCAGCAGCCGCTTCGATCATCCGGCGCAGCTTCTTGATCGGGCTTGAATAGCGGAACTTGATCTGCCGGCCCTGCAGAACTTCGGGAATCGGATTGAACTGGAACGCCCGCAGCATGACCATGAACGAACGCTCGACGAGCGGGGCTTTGTAATCCGTATCCAGCCGGCCGAACACCGGGCCGATCTCGCGCATAATCTCTTCTCGCCGAGCCCGGATTTCCTCCGCCGTCATCTGCGGGCCATCAACGGGGAGGTTCAGCACGTTGCGCAGGAACGCCGCCCACACCTGTTCGCGCTTCTTGTCCTGCATCTCCAGGACGATGGGCATCTTTGCGCCCGTCTCCAGCGGGGCAATCGGGATTTGGCCAATTTCCTTGGCCAGTTGAATGTCGTAGTAGCTGATCCCGCCCGGGAACGTGTTGGCGGCGTCGAACGAGCCATCGCTGGGGGCGAGCAAGGGAGGATCGGCGGCGCGCTGACCCGCAACCAACAGCGTCTCATCCATCGCCTGCAGCGTGTTCGCGTCGGGGAGCGCAATCATCCCGGGGCCGCGCCCCGTCGTTTCGCCCGAGCTGGTATCCCAGCGCGGGCAGGCGAAGGGGTATTCGGCGAACCCGCCCTCGTGGGCTATGTGCGACTGCTCAATCTCAATCCACAGATCGGCATAGGGCAGATTCTTTGCCAGCAATGCCCCCTGCGGCGCTTCCTTGCGCTGCACGACGCAATGGAGGAAGTCGAAGCACTCGTCCCATTTGGGATCTTGGGCGGTGCACTTCTCCTGCAGCTTGGGGCTCAGCTTTTCCTTGGTGAAGCGATCGACGGCCTGCCGGAGCGTGTACTTGCGCATCCGGAACATGCCGTTGGGGTTGCCCTCGTCGTCGTAGAGCGGGACGGCATCCTTGGGATGGATAGTCTGGAACAGCAGGTTGGTGCGGATGGCATTCTCGCCGCTGAAGATGTGCGCGCCGCCAAAGGTCACGAGGTCGAGATTTGCCTCTCCTCTCGCTTGGCGGAATCTGGCCTTAGGATTGTCGAATGCCCCCTCAAGCTTGTCCTCGGCATCGGCCAGCCACGCCCTGGCCTCGTCGTCATCCGCGATATCCGCGTCCGCCGTCTCGATGAAGAACGCCTGCTCGCCCTCCGGCCACAGCATCCCGTCCAGCGCATTGGCCAAAGACCGGGCGGCCTGCATACCCGTGCCGTCGTAAATGTCCTCGGACCTGCGATCCCCCTCGTGGACTTGACTGATGAAGCCCAGGCGATTGGGCAGGAGAACCCGCGCAAGGTCCTCGCAATGCTGATGATAAGGCCCGAGGTCTTGAAGCCTCGCCTTCCACCGCTTGATCAACTCCTTGGCGCGGAGGTCGTCGGCCATCTAAGTGTAATCAGCCCAGCAGTTGAGCGGCACGGGCGGAAGGACGATCAAGCAACGCCTCGCCCAAGTCACCGCCCTGTTCGGCCTCGGCAATCATCGTGGCGGCGCGGCCCTTGCGCTTCTTCTCAGCCAAGCGCTGCTTGTCCTTCGCCACGTTGACCTCGGGGTCCTCGCGTGTCGGGACGGGTGGCGGTGGAGCGGGCGCGGGAATGCTGGGCGCTGAAAAGATGCACATGCTGCTCAACCCTCGAAGGTGAAGCGGAGAAAGGTTTGGCCTTGGAATTCGATGGTTCCGCTTTTTCGGTAGCCGATGGCCTCAAGCCAGCGGGAGCGGACGGAACCGTTATCAAGGTCGGATATCTCGACATGCCCCGTCGTGTTGCGGAGCATGGCCCGACCCACGTCGGAGCGGTTGAAGCGGATCAGGTCTTTGGTGATCGAGAGGCGGAACTGCTCCAGCCGCGCCTCGCTCGCCGTGCTTACAATCCCGGTGTTGGGGACGGCAAAGATGTAGGCCGGCAACCCCTCAGCCGACACGACACCAAGCCGCGCCGCGCCCTTGAAGACCGCACGACATTCCGGCTCGCTGAGCCGAAGATGGCGCTGAGCCCATTCGATATCTTCCACCGTAAACCGGTGTGGGTGATCGAAAACCCAGTCAACCGCCGCGTCACGCTCGGCTTGCGTCCATTGCGACGCATCATGGACCGGCACCTCAATGCGCGGTCCCGCCGCCTATCGTGGCCAGTACGGCATCGTAAGCAGCCCCCGGCCCGTGCTCCTCAATCAGCTTGTCGCATTCCTGATCGGTGAGGGAGCGCCAGCCAACACCTGATTTGTCCCAGACTTCCTTGGTGCGTCTGCGGAGGTCGGCTAGTTCTTTCGGGCCAAGATCGGCAAGGAAGCTTTTAGTCTTCACCTGAGGCTTGCGGCCGATGACCATTGCTTCGGCGACCAGGAGAACCGGGGCCTCGTAGGTTACTGGCTCCCCACCGTCCTTCGGGGCGATGTGCACCGCCATGCGGCCCAAGCTGATGCATTTCTGCTCCAGCCACTTGGGCACCTCAGGCACCCGGTCATCCCCGGGCTTCTTGATCACGAACTCGGGATCGCCAATCAGGACGTTCTCTTTGTTCGCCTTTGACGTGAGGGCGGCGCGGGCGTCCTCTTCCATGAACTGGCGCAGGTGTTCGGCTGTCTCCCCGCCGGCCAGCCAGATTGCCAGTTCGATACGGTCGCCGTAGCGGAGGGTCATCGCAGCGGCAGCATCTTTGTTGGTCTGACCGTTCGCGGATCGTGCCCCGATGCGAGAAGGAATCTGTGGAGCGACGGCGGCACGAAAGACACGAACCCGCGCTCCATTGCGGACAGCGCGGCGGAAACCCTAACGCCGTCAGCCATGTCGCTTATCGGCGCCGGCAAAGCAGTGGTGCTGGCGAGGTCGGCACGAAGACCGGTCATCTCCACCTCAAAGGGCTGTATTTGCTGTTCGCCGCCGTGGGCCGCGGCTGCTTGCGAAAGTCCCTGTCGAATCCAACAATGCCCATGTGCACCCGGTTGCGTTCGGCGTGATACCGGGCAAGCGACTCAGCATCCCAGCCGTTTTTGATGTCGTCGGCGGTCAGCTCGGGCGTGTCGCTCATTTCAAAACAAGACCGACCCTGAAGCACACGGCCACCACCCCAAAGATGGCAGACACTAGCCACCACATGCGCCGAAAACCGGGGTCCGGAGCGGTGTTTCCGGCTATCACCGACAGCACCGACAGCATGCCGAAGAACTGCGCCTCGCTCATCGTCCGGCCCTCCAGCGCGTCGGGCTGTAGTTGCTGTTCGCTCTTGTCGGCAATGACTTGGCGTTCGGGTCCTTGGGCTCTCTCAGCCCGATAGCGAGATAGCGGAACCCATCGGCGGGATGAGAGGTCCAGTCGTGCTCCGGGCGCTCCGAGAACACCTTGCGCTCATCGTCCCAGGCCTTGCGGTACTGCCTCAGCGCCTCAATGCCCCTCGAGCATTTCTCGGCGTCGAACCAGCAGCGCGGGAGAATCAGGCGTACGGCGTTGATGCCGTCCTCAAGCCGGTCGTTTGGAAGCACCCTGCCCTTAGATATGCCGAGGCTTTTCAGCGTCTCTATGCGCGTGCGCCCCGTGCTCAGGTCTTTCACCCGGGCGTCATGGGGCAACAGCGTGTCGCCGTAGACGTAGGGCTTCTCGCCCAGCACCTTGGCGTAGTGGTCGAGGCCGACGCCCGAAGCTTCGTAATAGTCGATCAGGCGAATTTCCCTGCCCGCTTGCTGGCAGAACCAGATCGCGGTGCTGTCGCCGATGCCAAGATCCCAAGCCGTGATAACCGGAAGGTCGGGCGCCCACGGCACATTGGTAATGCGCTTCTGGGCTTCGGCCGCTTCCATCAGCTTGCCGTAGTACGCCCCGACTAGAGCGGCTTGGAAGCTGCAGTAGTACTCTTGCTGGATCAGCTCCTCGGGCATGTCCGAGGCGCGCTCATCAGCAATGATCGATGGCGGGATGATCTTCGTATCGTCCACGGTCAGTTTCTCGGCGAACCAGCCGGGGTTAGACTTCGCCATCTCGTAGAGAGTGGCGCCGTGGTTCCTGCCCCGGGGCGTGTAGATGAACAGAGCCCAGCCGCCATTCTCCGCAAGGATGGGCCGGATGTAATCCCATGCTCTCGGATCGGCCACGCTGTATTCGCTGAACACGACGCCGGCAGGATTCGCACCGATCAGGGCATCGAAGTTATCCGAACCGACCACCTGCCACGTTGACCCGCACTTGAGGCGGATCAGCATCTCGTCGTCGCGCTTGCCGCCTCTCAGAGACTCGGGAAAAGCTTGGTCGATAACCCGCCTGCCCTGACGGTCGATCGCTTCCCACACAACCTTCCGGCCCTGCTTGGCCGTGGGGAGCATGTGCCAGTAGTTGGCTACCCGTTCGTGGGCTGCGCACGCGGTGAAGTTCAGGGCGGTTGAGTCCTTGCCCGCCCGGCGGTGCCAGACGGCCACCGCGCGCTTACCTCCACCCTCCAGATAGCGCCACAGCCTAACTTGGTGGCCGCGCGGCTCCCACTCACTCGGAAGCGGAATCTCCCGCGCCAAACTTGCGAATGACGACGGTAATGGGGCTGTCAGCGTCGCCGGCATGTTCAATTCGGTCGCGCCATTCCTTGGGCTTGCGGTTCTTCAGCCAGAAGATGCAGGCGGTCGTATCGGGCGGCGTGTGTTCGGTGTAATCCACCGTCACGGGCGCGCCCTCATACTGAAAAATCTTCGTCGCTGCGTGGCTGTAGCCCGTCGCCTTACGGAACAGGCTTTGCTCAACCATCTGGTCGGCCACGTCCTTCCCGTGCTTTAGGGCCTGACAAAAATCAGGGTGCTCGTGCTTCCAGCGATAGATGGTCCGCACGTCCACCTTAAAGAACTCGGCTAGGTCGGCGTCGGTCGCCCCCAACTCGCAAGCCTTCTTGGCCTGATCGATAAATTCGGGTTTGAAGTCGCTAGGACGACCCTTGGGCTTCGGCATGGGATAGGTTCCCGGTGTTCCCGACTAGGGGGCAGATAACTGCTTGGTCGTGTGTTCGGGGCCGGGAGTGGTTAAGCCGCCAGCGGGCGGACGTGCTCGCGCGGCAGGGTGACGTTCGTTGCTCTACCGAAGACTTGAGCCTTCACGCTCACACTCGGGGTGTGATCAGCGCGGGTGATGAAGGCTGTGCAACCCGTGAAATTGCCGCAGATGATCTCCACGGCCTGGCCGTAGCTCAGGGGCACCCTCTCGTGCACGTCGGTGTTCAGGCCCGACTCGATCTCCCGCACGACCTCGATTTGAACGTCCGGTACGGGCTTGGGACGCTGCGAGGCATCCACCATGACCGCCCTTACCCCCTGCCGGCTGAAGATGTCGGGCCAGCGGGGATGATCGGGCGAAAAGCGGGCGAACAGATAGCCGGGCAGCATGGCGCGGCTGATCACCTTGGATCTGCGGCCCCTGCGGATGCGCAGGCTGTAGCGGGGCAGATAAACTTCAATGCCGAGATTCGATATGGCGTAGGCTGCGGCGAATTCCGCTCGGGCGTTAGCCTCGATGACGAACCACGCCAGCATCAGGCAAGCATCCGCCGCTTGTGCACGCCCAGTTTTGCGCACACGGGGTTGCGGCTCGGCGCCGCGTCGCTCGCTACCAATGGCGCATCTGACGCAGGCTGTGAATTGTTATTATGTTCATGAACATTATTCTTGGCGTCACGCCAGAGCATCCAAAGCCGGGTGCGGCCCATGCCGTACTTGGCCATGAGGTCTTTCCAGTCGATGCCCTGCTCTCTTGCTGCAACCAGCTCACGCCCGATGTCCATGCGAACAGTGGGCGATAGGGGCCGGCGACGGGGGCCGTTGTAGGGCTTGCCATCCTCGCTCACGGTCGCGCCCCCGCCAGATGAAACTTCCGACAATGCGGGCAGTGGTAGACCTTGCGCGGTCGCGTCTTGCGCTTGCGCCTCGCTACCCGCGCCGCCTCGGTAAACGTCGCGAAGGGGGCCTTGCCGATACAACTGGCGGCGCGTGAGCCTCGTCCGCCCAAGCGGGGCTGGGCGATCTTTTCAATGAGGGCGGGGCCGATCACGGCTTATAGGCCCTCCCGTCAACGCTGATCACGCAGACCTTGTGAGTCTCAGGCCCGACCCACCGTTTCTGCCGTGGCGCAAAGCCGCCCACATCGCGATACACCCGCGCCTCAACCATCGTGCAGGGCTCTACCTTTGGCCCGTCCTTGCTGTCGATGGTTACGGCCTCGTCACAGCCTATGAACAGCGGCAACGCGAACAGGGCACTGAGCTTCCTCGGTCTACTCACGCGGGGGCTCCCAAAACTTCGGGCCGTTCAGCACGAAAGCAACAACAGCCGAAACCAGAAGGGCCGAGAGCAATGTAGAGCGCGATCTTCATGCCGCATTCCCCTCCCCGGCCAGGAGATGACGGGGGACCTCGCAGTGGGGCTCGCCAGGTTTGGGGCCCCAGGAGGTCATCCAGAGATTGGACTCTCGCCAGCACTTCATGCGGAAATTCCACTCCTTGGTTTTTGCGTCGATCGGTTGAAACGCTGTCGGCTGCCAGAATCCGGGGGGTGGTTTGCGGGCGGGCGGTTCGGCAGAACGATTGACGCCAACCTCATCGGTCCATCGTTCGCCGTTCAGCCAGGTCGAGGGGTGGGCGATGTATTGCGGTTCCTTGCCCTGCACCTCTTTCCGGTATCGCTCCACGCCCTCCATGATTTCCTCGAAGCTCGCTAGCCGTCTCGCCTTTGGCCACTGGCGTCTTGCATAACCCTTCGCCACCTTCCGCGGATATTGCTGCCAGAACGCCTCGAACTCTTCGTCCATCCGTCGCCCCATCGATTTTTGAACGTCGCCTATATCTCTCTGACCCTATGGTGAATCCCCGAGCGAAGGACAAAGCACTAGATAACCGTCGTCCAGACGGGCTTTGCTTCATCCTTCGCGACTTCTGACCCTACGGAGCCATCCCGTCGCTTCGGACCTGAACGAGCCGGCAATGGCCGTTCAGTTGGGACCCACTTAGTGAGGATTGCCCCTCACACCCGCCCAGCTCGTCCCGTTCGCACCGCTGGTGGGGCCATGCGTCGTGGTTGCCCCTATGTCCACTATCCCGCCGCCACTGTTTTCATCGTCCGGCGGGACTGAAGTTCCTTCGCTCTATCGTTTCGTCCTTATTTGCATGTGAGACGATTTGCTGTTTGTCGCAACACAAAACACACCGCGAGTCGAAGATTCTACGAGTGGATTGTGCGAGATGTGTGGAGTAGTCATGCGACTCGCCAAACCCTCATCCCGTCCGACTGACGGCGCGCGGTGTACTTGTGTCCCAACACCTTGGCGTAGTGGTTGTGCATGGAGAAATGACGGCGGGGCACGAAGAACGAATCCCCCACCTTCATCTTGCTGAATATCTCTCTCCAGTAGCCACGCTTCGATCCCGTCGAATAGTGCGGCGGGATGGGCACGCCGGGCTGTATCTGGACCCGGAGCATCACGCGGCCTCCCGGTACTTGGGTGGCAGAACGAGCACCGTATGACAGGCCGGGCACCAGCTCTTGCCCAACACCGACGGTTTGCCGCACATCTGCGCATGACGGCCGATGCCGGAGACGATGTTCAGGCAGGTGCGCTTGGGGTCCAGAACGACCGGTGTGGGGAGTCCCGTCTTCAGTCGCTCCCGGTAGTTCTTATTGAGAAGGCGGTACTTCTCCCGGTTCTGGGCAACGTAGCGGCGTTCGCGCTCAAGCCGGCGGCGCTTCAATTCCTCAACGGGTAGAAGCTCGCGCTTGGCGCGGTGCGGGCGGCGGCTCAATAGGCCCTTTATCTGCAGCCGGTGGGCCTTGCCGACAACCTGACCCGGGGTCAGGCCCAAGGCGTGGGCAATCTCGACGACCTTAAGGCCGTCCTCCCACAGCCGCGTCAGCTCACTTACTCGTTCTCTTGTCCACTCCATGCCGCCCCCGCTGAATCTTGGTGGATGATTCTTGAATCAATCTCGACCATCGCCCGTGATGCCCGGGCCACTCGGTTACGACTTCGTATCCTTCCGGCATTTCCCATTCCTTCGGGTACAGCCACACCTCGATAACGTCGCCGGGTTTCATGCAGCCCTCACGAATCTGTACGCCCACAAGCCGTTTCCCAGGTGCTTGGATTGCTTGGTCCAACCCTTCCACCCGTCGATGTCCCTCATCCTTGCCGATACGCTGGCCTCGGGATCTCCCGTTGCTGCGGAAATCTCCTTGAGCGTCCGCCACTGCCCATCGGTGACGACGTTCAGCACGCGAAGGAACTGAGCACCCAAGCGGGCTCCGTCGCGCTTCTTATCGAACGTGCTGCCTCTCGGTTCTGGCGGAACCCAATTCCCCAAGGGCGTGCCGGTGAGGGAGGAGGTCATTGGTAGCCTGCCGCTTTAACGCGGGCGTCTGTCGCGGGCTCGCCGTAGGGCTCGACCGATACCAAGAGGTCCGGCGAGTCGTGCCGCTCTACGGTCAATTTCTCAATCTGCTTGTCGTCCGCCAGAACCCCGTGCTTCACCAGCAAATCAATCGGCGCCTTGCAGAAGTTGTCGATATCGCGGGAGACAGGCTTGCGCGGGACATAGAGCCCCACCTGCACCTTCATGGTGCCGAACCTCTCGGGGCGCGCGATCATCAACAGCGTGGCGGCTTCTTTCAGCCAGGACTTGTAGGTGCCCGTGATGAACCGGCCGCCGCTCTTGGCGTTGGCGAAAAGATTGTTCGTCGAGGGCGGAACCGGGAGCCTAATCAGCATTCAGTCCTCAAAAAACGCCGGCCTCAGTTTTCGGCCAAGGCCGGCTAGTCCGCTCGGGGAGTTACGCGGCAAACAAGTTGGTCTGCTCTTTCGCTTCCTTGTAGCGGATGAGTTCGTCGGCGTGCTTGAAGCACCCGTGGCCCATGCGCCGATACTCTTCGGCTTTCGCCTCCAACTCGGTTGAGGTGAGTTGGTCAATCGGGATGATGACCTGATCGCCGCCGCGCTCGACGAGGTAGCGCTTGCACAGATGCTCGAACCCCGGGAGCAAGAGCGACGGGTCGGCGTCGTCCTCTTCCATTTTCAGGTTGCGCAGAACCTTGCGGACGGCGTAGCGCGCGTGCTCGCGTCCACACAGAACGTAAAAATCCCGGTCCTCGCCGTGCACGTCCGGGTGCAAACTGATGACGCTCTGCACAATCCAACTCGCGGGTGCCGGGCGGGCTTGCGCGAGCGTGTCGTCGATAACCTTGCCAATTTCTGCAAACAACTGACTTTCGGTGTACATTCATTTCTCCAGAGAAACGATCAGCCGGTCTAACCAACCGTCTATGGTTGCGATGTGTCGTCTTATGGCCGCGTGCTCGTGCGGCAACGCTCCGCGCGCAATGACAATCGGATCGGTCTGCGCCGCGAACTCTGCAAATCGTCTGAGGTGCCCCTGACCCTGCGTGGACAACGAAAACTCCGCCGGATCGCGATCCCCCAAATCAATTAGCGTCCGCGTCTTCTTCCCCTGCTCAGCAAGTGCCGTGACGGTCGGCGGGTCGTCGCCTTCAACCGTCGCCTCAAAATCCTCGGCGGGCACGGATGCAATGCGAAGCGCCTGCCTCTTTTGGTCCTGCGACATCCCGGCTGAAATCGCCGCATTGGTGCGGGACCGCATGGCCCATTGTGGATCGATTGCGGCTATACGCTTGTTTGCTTGGTCTCGCGTCAATTCGCCTGCGGCCAATTTTTCCAGAACGCTGTCGATTTGGGTCTGTTGCTTGGCCGCTAACTCGGGGGGGCGCCCCCCCGAGTTTTGGGGGACTTGTTTCAGCAGTTCGCCGCATCGTCTGATTGCTCGCGCCTGAATGCGGTCTGCCATCTTCCGCATTTGGTCGTCGTTGGCCTGCTTCGCGTAACTCGCGAGCGCTTCGGCCTTGTTTGCCCATTCGGCGCACTCGTCGATTCGTGAGCACTCGGAAAGGGCGCTCTTGGCCGCCTCATACGTAGCGGGTAGGCGGGCCCGAGATACGTCGGGAAGATTTGCGGGAAGTGCTGTCATGCGGCCACCATCTCAGCCAGAGCATCCAGTGCGGGGGACAGCTTGTTGACGGCCTGGATCGCGGCGGCTTTGCGGGCGTCGTGCATCTTGGCGATCACCACGCCATGCGCGCCGTACACCTCATTGGCAAAGCCGGCATCGAAAAACTGGATCATCAGGCCCATCACGTATCCGTCCGGTTGCGAGTACTCGTTCAGGTAGTTGTCGATCGTGTCTTCGTCTTTGCCGATGGCGTGCGCGAGGTGCTTCCGCGTTACGCCTGTATTCGGGTAGAGGCGAGCGCGGATGGCATTTGAGAGCGATCTTCTGAAATCATGCCGTGTCACGCCGCGCCCGGTGGTTCGTTCGGAGAAGGTTCTCCCCCCTCCCGGTAAATTTTTTTCCACGTCGATGCTCCATCCTGGTGAGGATGAAGCCGAGCAACCCCGAGAGCATGAAGTTGGAGAGCGACAATGGACGCGACGACCAAGGCACCCTGGCAGGTAAGCTCGGTCCAAGCGTCCATGTAGCTCCGTGCGGAACGGCGATGTTCGGGGAAAAGGATGATTTCCGCTGGCGCCGCATCGGGTGGCACAGCGCGCAGATAATTTCGCGGTTGAGGAAAGGCGTGGATTGATGCGGTCATGGGCGGACCTCAGTGAAGAAGCCGCCGAAGTACAGCAGGCCGAAACTAAGGGCGGCGCCGAACATGGACAGCGCAAGGCTGTGCTTTGTTTTCCTCGGCTCGCCGTCAAGAACGGCCGCGACAAACAACGAAAAGCCCGTCAGGCAAAGCCACGTAATCTGCGGCCACGCCCATACCCAATTCATTTCTGCCCCCAATCCAGCTTGGCAGGCTCATCCTTCGGCTTAATCCGCCGCACGGATTCGCGGAGGGCTTCTAGCGTCGAGAGATTCATATTCGCGGGAATAGGTGGGGGCTCGCCGGGAGGTGTTGACGAGCCCCCGGCACCGTCCGGGATCGGGGGAGATTGGACGATGCCTGCCGCCGGATTGAGCCCAGCGACCAGAGGAAAATGATGTGAGAAGTCGTTCACGAGTGCGCCCAAGCGGGCTGCGGCAGCATCAGTTTCTTCCTGTCGCGGGACTCTTCGGCAAGCCGCCGCACGAAGATAGCTTTCAGGCGCGAGTAGCACGGCGTCCGGTCGCGGTCGGAGAGATTTCGGCCCTGCAACCAGTCGATGTAGTCGCTCGCTGCGGACACCGACATCAGGCACTTCTTGAAGTCGTTGATGCCGAGCACGACGTAGCGCTTGATCGTCCGCTCGCGGTCCATGACGAGCTTCCGCCACAGCCACATGCAGAGCGTGAGATTGAGATTGCCCCAGAGGCGGTAGTACTCAGGGTCGCGCCCCCACGCGCTGTAGGCCGTGAGCAGGAATCGGATCAGGTGTTCCGTGCTCTCGTCCGTCAGGGAGGTCGCCAGATTGCTGGCCGAATTGCCGGCGCTGGTGGCCGGAGTTTCGCCCGCAGAGGCGGCCCAGCAGCGCAGCAGGGCAGACATTCCAACGATGGGCGCCCCGCTCGCGTTGCGGCGGATGTTGTCGTAGCCGACGAAACCGCAGTCGTGCCGGATCTTGGCGAGAGGGCGGCAGTTCTCTTCGAGCCCCCGCAGGATGTCGTCGGGCCGCATCTTGACGATGCTGGAATTGAGCCGCACGAACTCCTCGGCCATGTCGGCCATGCTGTCGAATCGGCACAGCCGAAGATCGGCAATGATCTCCGTCAGGCCGGACAGCTTGAACGCCTCCGTGCGGTGCTGGCCGTCCACCAGCCAGATGGTCGGGTCATTTTTGACCTGACCCAGCGTGATGACGCCATTGATCTCCAGAGCGTTGGCCTTCATCTCCTCGGCCATCGTGAGGACCTTGGTGTTCACGCGAAGCGGACGCTGGAACGGCGGAATGCGCCACTCGCGCGCCTGACCAAGCGTGATAATCGCCGTTTCCATGCGGCTCTGCGCCGCCTTGGGGGCCTCTTTCAGATTGCGGATCGGGATCACGGTCACGCCGCCTCTCCTTTCAAGGGTTCGTATCCAAGCTCACGGATGAATGCGGCCCGAGCTGACGCGCAGGCCGCGTCCCAGGCGCCCCTTAAAAAAGCGA